CAACCGCACAAACCGCGGCAACTATGGCACTTAGTGGTGCGACAGAATCAGCAATAGCCAATCAGTTAGGCAGCGGCAGTCTTTTTAACAATGCCCCGATTGAAACAAGAAATCTATCTGAATACCCATCGGCAACCGAAACTGCTTATCCTGCGGTTCCTGTAGAACAAACATACACACCAGCGCCAGGGTCGTTCCAAGAAACAATAGCTGGGCGTGGCGTTCAAACACAAGCAACTCAAGCACCTTTTACTGCTGCCCCAGGTAGTTTTGGGGCGGCTGTTTCACCGACAGCAACTGCGGCAGGTTATGGGTTGCTTTCGCAACATTCTCCAAGATTATCTTTGCAACAGGCGTTGCGTGGCGCAAATTTAGCCAACCAGTTGTTAAACCCACCAGAACAGCCAGATATGTTTATGGATCAAGGCGGTGGTATGCAGACTCAGGGTGTAGATTATTCTGGGTTGTTGGGGCTATTACAGGCTCGTGCAAGCACTCCTGATGTTGCTGGTTTACTTGGCCCAGCACAAATTCGTTACCCTTCTTCTTTACTAGGATAGACACATGGACGGATTACTCTCTTTCCTCACACCAGAACAGCAGGCTATTGCGGATCGTCAGGCACGACAGGCAATGCTTACCCAACTCGGGTTCGGTCTATTGCAAGCCTCTACAGGCGCACCAGGCCAACGTAGACCGAGTTTGGGGCAGATAGTAGGACAGGCTGGCCCAGGGGCTATGCAGGCTTATCAGGGGTCTTTTGACCGCACCCTGCAACAGATTATTCTTCAGCAGCAGATGGCAGAGCAGCAGCGACAGAGGGCGGCGCAGGAAGCGGCAGCAACTAGGCAAACAAACATACAACAGGCAATGCAGTTGCCTAACATGACAGCCAGAATAGATGCACTGCGGAAACTTGGTGCGTTTCCAGAGTTGCAAGCAATGGCTGGCGCAGAAAGGGCTATACGCCCGTTTACTAGAGGTGCTGGTGACGTTGGTGTGGATAACCCGTTTGCGGTCTATCAGCAGTCTGAAGTTCCTGGGGTAAAGAAACTAGCAGATCAATATGCAAAATCTTATGAAGCTGGAAACATAGATGACGAAAAAGCAAATGCTAGACTTGGCGAATTGGCAAGGATGGAAGAAACGGCAACCTATAGAACAGAATCGGCAGCAAGGGCAGAGCAAGCGGCTCAATTAGCCAGAGAAGATCGTTTAGCAGCAGAAGAACGCGCTCGCAGATCGCGTGAAGAAATGTTTAGTTTGTCTCGCATTGACAGGTTAGACCGAGAGGCTAGCGCCAAAGCTGAACGAGAGGCTAAACGGGCAGAGGGAAATGATACGCAAAGGTTGTCGGCTGGATTTGCGGCAAGAATGGAAACGGCAGAATCAATCATCAATCAATTGGAAGCAACACAAACGGGTCTTCCAACCACCACGACTTCTATCGCAGCAAGTATTCCGTTTGTTGGTGGATACGCACAAAGAAAAGTTATGACTCCAGATCAGCAACGATACAAGCAGGCGGCAGACAACTGGATTCGTGCAAACTTGCGTAAAGAGTCTGGAGCAGTAATTGGCGCAGATGAAATGCAATCAGAGTATGAAACTTATTTCCCGATGCCAGGAGATTCTCCAGAAGTTATTGCCCAAAAAGCCGCAGCAAGAAAAGTTACTACTGATTCAATGAGAAAAAATGCGGGGCCAGCCTATAGGCCAATGGAAGGTTCTACGCTTCCAAGTTCTATCGCAGTTCCACCTGGGGTTACAGTAAGAAGGATTAACTAATGGCTACCTATCAAGTAGAAATCCCTGGCCGCGGAACAGTTCAGGTTCAATCGGATGTTGAATTAACAGACGATCAGGCTTATCAAGCAGCATTACAGCAAATTACTCCGCAAATGGAATATGGCTATGGTCGTGCTGCGTTGCAAGGTCTTACTATGGGCTTTAGCGATGAGGCAGAAGCTCGTTTTCGAGCCGCTAGGGGTGAAGGTAGATACGAGGACATCCTAGCCGGTCTGCGGCAGGCTAAACAGCGTTTTGAGCAACAAGCACCCATAGGTTCAACTGTTGCAGAAATGGTAGGTTCAGTTCCAACTATGGCTTTAGGTGGGTTTGGAACCGCAAGAATGTTGGCTGCTGTTCCTGGGGCTGCGGCTCGTATGTCCCCACTTACAACTGGAATGGCTGGTGCTGCAACCACTTCAGGGATTACAGGTGCTATTTCTGGTGCAGGACAAGCAGAGCCAGGTGAGCGAACGTCTGGTGCTGGAACTGGTGCTGCTTTGGGCGTGGTTACGGGGCCGGTTAGTCAAGTGGCAACTAATGTTGTAAGGGGTGCTGTTTCTAAAGGTTTGGAATTAGGAAAGTCTGCGGTTGGAATGGACGTAACACAACAGTTCCAGCGCAGAGCAGATATAAAACTATTGCAGGCGTTGCGTAGAGATGGGTTAAGCCCACAAGACGCTGCTAACAGGTTGCAGACAATCCAAGCAAGTGGATACAAGCCAGAAACAATTATTGAGGCTGGCGGCAGAAATACTCGCGCACTTGCGGACGTAGTTTCTAAGTATCCTGGTGCTTCTCAGATTGCCGAGCAGCTAACAGAGGAGAGGATGGCTGGACAAGCAGGGCGAGTTATTTCTGACTTTGAGCGCGTGTTTGGTCGTAGAGATTCTGCGCTAGATGTTGCTGACGATCTTATTCGCAGACGAAATGCGGTTTCTGCGCCCTTGTATCAGCAAGCCTACCGTGAAGGCGGGGTTATATCTGACCCAAGAATTGACAAACTAATGGAGCTAAACGCGTTTAAGGACGCATATAAGACCGCCAGAGAACTCGCTGATCTTGATGGGATAAAACTTCCCGCAAATGTAGATGACCTTAAAAAGATGGGTGGTTTTGATTTGCGGACGTTGGACTACATTAAGCGCGGTTTAGACGATGTTCTGTACGTTCGGGCAGTTCCAACAAGCGGCACTGGTAGACAAGTAATTGGAAGGCTAAAAGAAAAACGCCAGGAGTTTGTAGACATTCTGGATGAGATTGGCCCACCCTCTTACCGGCAGGCAAGACAAGCATTTGCAGGCCCAACAGAGGTTAGAGAGGCTATAGATATGGGGCAGAAATTTACCCGTCTTAGCCCAGGTCAATTACAGCGAGACTTTGCGAGACTTTCACCGGCAGAGCAGGAAGGATTTAGACTGGGTGTATTAGAGTCTATCCGCACAAACATAGACAAAGGTGCTGATGGTTCGGATGTATTGCGCCGAGTTTGGTCTTCTAGAGAAAGACGCGAACAATTGCAGGTTATCCTTGGAAATGAACAGTTTAGAGCGCTTTCTAACTCTCTTGCTAGAGAAAGAGTTATTCGCCAGTCAGATGTGACTATTTCTCGCGGATCTCAGACAATGGAGCGCCAACTTGGTCAGCGTGAGTTTGAGGGCAGAGACGAACTATTGCCTCTGATGGGACAGAGGGGTATTGTTAGTGGAACGGGTGAATATTTGTTGCGGACTATGACTGGCCCAGGTCAACCAACAGCAGAAGCACTTGCGCCAACATTGTTCTCTACGGATGCACAAAGACAAATGCAGGAGCTGATGAGATTGCAAAGTTTAGATGAGTTATTGCGTAGACGCGCTGCTCAAATGGGCGGGGCAGTAGGAGCCGCAACAGGAACCCAAGCAGGACTTTTAGGAGATTAGGAAATGTCTAAAGACAAGATTTCAGATTACAGCGAAACGCCAGGTAACAATACCGACATTGGCGGGATAAACATCGCAGAAGGGATGCTGCCCTCGGATGTGAACAATGCCATTCGGGAGCAGATGGCCCAGCTAAAAAAGTTCCAGAGTGGCACAAGCAGTGAGTCTGTAACCTTTGTTACCGCAAACCTCACAACAGCAAATGTTGGTCAGGTAAACGTAGACAACCTGCGGTTAGACGGAAATACGTTCTCTAGCACGAATAGCAATGGAAACATTGCCATTACGCCAAACGGTACTGGTGAAGTAGACATTTCTAAAGTAGACATAGATGGTGGGGCGATTGACGGCACGATTATTGGTGGTGCATCTGCTGCGGCTATCACAGGAACAACTATTACGGCAAATACGTCAGTTTCCACTGACACAATCTCCGAAAAGACCTCTGCGGCTGGCGTAACTGTTGATGGAGTGTTGCTAAAAGATTCCCAGGTTAATACCGATCAGATCAACGAAAAAACCTCTGCCACAGGTGTAACCATTGACGGGGTGCTACTGAAAGACAGTACAGTAAATAAGGTCACGATTACTGCTCCTGCGACAGCAGCTACATTGACTATTGCAGACAACAAAACTTTAACGGCAAGCAACAGCATTACGCTTGCTGGTACAGATGGCACTACGATGACATTCCCATCGACAAGCCAGACTGTTGCTGGTTTAGGATTGGCCCAGACCTTCACCGTTTCCCAACGGGGAACAGTTACCGCTGACAATGATGGGTCTTTCGATCTTGATGTCACAAACAACTTCTCTTGTACGCCTACTGGAAACTTTACGCTGACCTTTACCAACCGCAGCGCAGGGCAGTCTGGGTTCATCCTGCTTGATAACTCTGGGGCGCATACCATCTCGGCCCATGCTGACACGCTGGTGACTGCGACTGCTCTGGCAACTATCTCTGCGGCAGGTGTATATCTGCTTTCATACTTTGCGACCTCTAGTAAGGTGTATGTGGTCAACTCCTCAGCTTTGGCTTAAGGAGCAGATATGTCATTACTACCTGTAGGCATAGGTTCGGAAGAGGGCGGCTATCAGATCGAGCGCAGTCTGCGGTTTAACTCTGCGGATTCTGCGTATTTGAGTAGGACTCCCGCTAGTGCGAGTAACCGCAAGACTTGGACATGGAGTGGGTGGGTTAAGCGGAGTGCGCTATCGTCCTTACAAAAATTGTTTGCCGCAGGTACGGGAACGGCTGAATTTAGTTTACAATTTACCGCAAGCAATGAAATTGAGATTTATGACTACACAACGCCATCTTATGCGTGGAGAAAAATAACAACTTCTCTTTATCGTGACCCTAGCGCATGGTACATGATAACGCTTGCTTATGACACTACTCAAGCAACTGCATCAAATAGAATTAAACTGTATGTAAACGGCACTCAAGTAACTGCATTCTCCACATCGTCAGACCCGTCACTCAATTACGATGGTTACATCAATAACAACACAGGTCATGCAATAGGTGCTTTCCCGTCTGCTGCTAACTTCTTCTCCGGCTATCTCACCGAGATCAACTTCATCGACGGGTCTGCCCTAGACCCAACCTCATTCGGTGAATTCAATACAGACACAGGTGTATGGCAGCCTAAGAAGTACACAGGTACTTATGGAACCAACGGATTCTATCTCGACTTTGCGGATAACACCAGCACGACTACCCTGGGATACGATGCGGCTGGCTCTAATGACTGGACGCTGAACAACTTCTCGGTGACTGCGGGTGCTGGCAATGATTCTCTGGTGGACTCACCGACACGCTATGGCACAGACACAGGTGCTGGTGGTGAGGTGCGGGGGAATTACGCCACGCTGAATCCGCTAGAAAATAGTTCTGCCACTTTTAGCCAAGGAAATCTTAGGGTAGTAACCAGCACAACAGCAGGAAAAAGAAGCGTTGGTTCTACTATTTTAGTAAGTAGCGGCTCTTGGTATTGTGAGGTTGAATGTGTTACTAATGGCTCTAGTTCAGCAGCAATAGGAATAGCAAATACAGCATTTGTTATCGGAAGTGAAATTGGCACTAATTGCTATGCTTATTACAATGACGGAACAAAGATTATCAATGGTTCGTCTTCTGCCTATGGCGCAAGCTATACAAACGGAGATATTATTGGCATCGCTTTTGATGCCGACAGCGGAACATTAACTTTTTATAAGAATGGATCAAGTCAAGGAGCAATTTCATCCATCCCTGCTGGCACATACAGAATTGCTGTTGCTGGCAATTCAAGTTTGAATTCGTCAACTTTTGAAGCTAACTTCGGTCAACGCCCATTCGCCTACACCGCACCCTCTGGCTTCAAAGCACTATGCACGACGAACCTTCCGGAACCAATTGTCGCAGACGGGGGTGAGTACTTTAATACGGTGACTTATGCTGGAAGTCCGGGTGTTGCTGGCTCGGTGACAGGCGTTGGGTTTCAACCTGACTTTGTTTGGGTGAAGGCCCGTAATGCCGCAACTGGGCATGTGCTGGTTGATGCGGTGCGTGGTGTTCAGAAAGGATTGTTCTCTGCCTTAACTAATGCGGAAATCACCTCTAATGAATACCTGACAAGTTTTAATGCAGACGGGTTCTCATACGGAATTTCAAACGCCTACTCTCAGACATCGATGGTGTCGTGGAACTGGAAAGCCAATGGCGCAGGTAGTAGCAACACCGATGGCACGATCACCAGCACAGTCTCAGTCAATACAACGAGTGGGTTCTCGATTGTTACTTATACGGGAACGGGTAGTGCGGCTACCGTAGGACATGGACTCGGTGCGGTTCCTCGCATGATTATTGTGAAGAACCGAGATGCTACAGATGCTTGGCAGGTCTACCATGCCGCCAATACCGCAAACCCTGAGACAGACTACTTGGTGCTGAACACAACTGCGGCAACTGCGGATGCGGCAGACCGTTGGAATGACACGCTACCGACTTCTACAGTCTTTAGCATTGGCAACGGTGTGGAGGTAAATACTAACACAGAGAAATATGTAGCCTACTGCTTCGCTCCTGTCGCTGGCTATTCTGCGTTTGGGTCATACACAGGCAATGGAAATGCTGACGGGCCGTTTGTCTACACGGGCTTCCGTCCGAGGTATGTGATGATTAAACGAACTGATGCTATTTCAAACTGGTTCTGTTATGACGGCGTTAGGGATGATGACAATGCTGTTGGAAAACTTCTTTGGTTGAATTTAAGTAATTCTGAAAACAACGGCGGTGCTGATATTGTGTTGGGTGACTTTTTGGCTAACGGATTTAAAATTAGAGATTCTGCAAACTTCAACACCAATACTGGAACCTACATCTACGCCGCCTTCGCAGAAAACCCCTTTAAGTACGCTCTCGCACGATAACTGGAGACCATAATGTTTCAACTCAACGGACAACCAATCTTGTGAATCACTATACCTATATGGTTACTGTTAAGAATCCTACGGACTCAAGGCGGTTCTATATAGGTGTTCGTTCTTGCAAAGTAAATCCAGAAGAAGATAAATATTTTGGCTCAAGCAAATCGTTTCGTGAATGGAGAAAAAACAACAAAGATGCGGAAATAGTAAAGCAAGTTCTAGCGATATGGAAAGATAGGAAATCAGCGTCTCAACATGAAATTCTTTTGCATGACTGTTTTGATGTTGCAAAAAATCCAGAATTTTTTAATCGTTCAAAGGCGCTTAGTTCTGGCTTTACAACTGCTGGTGTTCCCATGGTTAACAAGTTTCAGAAAGGGCAGGCAGTTAGGCGTGGGGCAAAATTAAATGCAGAACAAATTGAAGCCGCAAGATTAAGAAAACTGGGTGCTAGACATACAGAAGAAACAAAAAGAAAAATGTCTAGGAGCCAAACAGGTAGAAAGTGGTCTGACGAACAAAAACAAAAATTGTCAATGATTCATAAGGGCCGCAAAGTTTCCGATGAAACAAAAGATAAAATAAGAAAAGCAAACACAGGAAAATCTCACACAGAAGCAACAAGAAAAAAAATGTCTATGTCTAGGTCTGGTGAAAAATACTACAACAACGGGGTTATTTCAGTTAGATGTTTGCCAGAATTAAAACCACATGGGTTTGTCAACGGACTTTTAAGAAGGAAAAACAAAAATGTTTATGCTTAACAATGTCGTTATTTCTATAGATAGCCCTTACACCGCACCCTCTGGTGTACGCTATCCAAACCTCCGAGACCCTGCTATTCGCTCTGCCCTGGGCGTGGTAGAAGTTCCAGACCCTGAGTCTTACGATCAGCGTTTTTACTGGGGCGTGGGCAATCCCAAACTGCTAGATGACCGTGAGGAAGTAGACGAGGATGGCAACCCTCTATTTGTCAAGGTACTCGGTGAAGTCAATGGCGAACCCGCTATGGTGGACTCTGACGAGCGTCTGGTGACCAAGGGACTCAAGAGCCAATGGATCGCACAGGTTAAGCAGACCGCAGGCTCGATGCTTGCCCAGACCGATTGGATGGTGATCCGCAAGGCAGAGCGTGGCGTAGATATTCCTGGGAGCGTGGCGACTACCCGTGCGGCTATCATCGCAGAGACCGACAGACTAGAGACTGCAATCGCAGGGTGCGCGGATGTTGAGGCCCTGATTGCGGTAATTGGTTCTCAAAATTGGCCGGAGGACTAAGCAATGGACTGCGGGAACCGGCCAGAGTGTTCTGAGATTGCAGACCGTGCGGTGAAGAAAACCTTTGCCATCCTCGGGGTGAACATTGACAACCCAGAATCTGTCGAAGAGTTTCGCCAAGACCTGCGCTTTGGCAAACGCCTGCGGAAGATTGCAGACCACGGTACGCTGGCTTTCTTTGGCGCTGTGGCGGTGGCCGTTGTCGCTGCCCTGTGGATTGGGATAACCCAGTCTGTTAGAGGCGACTAAAATGCTACCTCTGACCGCGATACTAGATGTTGGCATGAAGGTGCTGGATAAATTTATCCCCGACCCACAGGCCAAGGCCAATGCCCAGATGGAGCTACTCAAGATGCAGCAGGAGGGCAGGCTCGCTGAACTCCAGGCCGATGTCAAAGAGCAAGAGGAACTCACCAAGCGGCTACAGGCTGACATGGCTAGTGACTCCTGGCTGTCCAAGAACATCCGGCCTATGGCGCTGATATCAGTCTTTGTTGCCTACTTTCTTTTTGCGATGATGTCTGCTTACGGGCATAACGCAAACGAGGAATATGTCACGCTTCTCGGCCAATGGGGAATGTTGATCTTTAGTTTCTACTTTGGCAGCAGGGGTGCTGAGAAGATTGCTGAGATTTGGAGCAAGAAGAAGTGAACTGGGGAGACTACCCAAACTTTTCCGCAAAAGAATTTAACTGTTCTCACTGCGGCGCAAACGAAATGAAGCCCGAGTTCATGCAAAAACTGCAACAACTCCGCACGACTTACGGGAAGCCTATGCGGATTACTTCTGGCTACCGTTGCCCGCAACACCCCATAGAGGCGGCTAAATCAGCCCCAGGAGCGCACACAAGTGGTTGTGCGGCAGACATAGGTGTTCAGGGTTCAGAAGCCCACCAAGTCCTGTCTCTGGCTATACAACTAGGTTTCACAGGCATAGGGGTGCAGCAAAAAGGAACGGGTCGATTCCTGCATTTAGATACCTTACAGGGATCAACCCGTCCTACAGTTTGGTCTTACTAAAAGTCTGGTATATCGTCATCTAAAAACGGGTCTTTAGACTCTGGCCGCGACTTTGGTTTAGCCTCTTTTTCTTCAAACTTTAGGCTGTAAAACTTCCCAGACCCGTCTTTCCTTTCCTTTAGCCAGCCAGAAATCCGGTACTCAACACCATCTATCTCGCACTGACCCTTTATATCTGGGTGCTTATCCTCGGTTTTGCGGTCATTTTTGGAGATTAAACCGCGCATATTGTTATCGTAAGTCATTCGATCATTTCCCTTCTGGTGATTGTGTCAAACAAAGCGTCTACCTCAGCAAGAAACTTCTCTGCTTCAGCCTCTATTTCTGCTATTTGCCCAGCAGTGGGGTAAAAACGGCGCACAAGCAGTTGCTGCGTTTCCGGCATACGAGGGTCATAGGAAACGAAATCAACCCAACCACGGCCCGTTACGGCGGCTTGCAAGGTCATCTGCGGTATATGCTCCTCTGGGATGCCTCCGTCCAGAATCCACGAGACATGGGTAGCGCTTGTCGGGCATTTGATTTCTATCAGCCCGTCATCTACAAACCCGTCTGGTGATGCACCGCAAAACTGTATCCGCGGGTGGTCTATAAACCCAACATCTCGGATGATCCTGCCGGTCTTGGACTCATACGCTGCTTTTGCCTCGGGTTCTTTCTCTATCCCCCACTGCATTGCCTGGTTGACGAACTTGTCCATAATGTCGCCGGTCATCCTCTCGCAGAGTATCTCTATCTTGAGATTCTTTCGTTCTGCTTTATCCTCCTTTGGCTTGCCTGCCTCTTTATCCTTCTCAGATTGTTTTAGGTAGGACATTGCTGCCCGCATCCTGCTGGCCGTGAGCTTTCCGGTACGAGCGTTGAACCACTCCCCCGTACCCTGTAAGGTGTTAGATTCCCTCATGCGGCGACCTTTGGCAGACAGCCAGACATAAACCCATCCTCATCTGTCTCAAAGACTATGTGCGGGTTCTCGCAGCGTTTGTGGGCTTTCATTTCAATCTGATAGTCCAAGGTGCAATCCTCGCAGAAACCCACTTTGGAGTGCGGTGGAACCGTCCGAGCGAGTTCCCTCCATCTCTCCCAGGTTTCTTTGTCTGTGCAGCGCGGAACTTTCTCTACAAACTCTACAAACTTAACTTTGGTATCTAGTTTCATTTTTTCCCCCATAGTTCTAGGCAGGCGTTGTCTAGGTCTGCGCTGACCGGATTAGTCCGCAGCGCGTCTTTTAGCCCAAGGTTGTACGCGGTAATTACGTCCTCCGGCATTTCTACCGCTTGGTAGACAGGCTCCATCTTGTTGAGTGCTATCGCTATAAGACTGGTGATTACTACGCCAGCAATCATACCCAGCGCCCATTGTTTGTTTCCCTCGCTCATAGTTATCGTTCCTCTTTGGTTGCAATCTCCGTCGGTCATAAAACCTCCGGCAGGAAATTAAGTAGAAGAAAAAGGCTTATGCAGAAGATCGCAGTTAAGATTCCGTCTTTCATACTTTGCCCTTAAATTTTTCTCGCATGGATCGCCAGTCGGCAATGTCCATTTCGTCTTCCGCGTCCATTGCCCAACTCCAGAGATTGTTAGCATCGGTCTGCATATCTAAGCAGAGTTTGCGGATTTCCATGTAGTTGATATTTACGCTGGGCCGCGTGAGTTGCTCTAGTTGCAACAAAGTTTGCTGCATATTGACAATGATCTCTCCTGCGTTCATTTCACCCTCTCCTTTGCTTCGTTCTTAAGATCTTCTGCAATCTTCTTGTCTTCTTGGCTGAGATTGCCCCACAGAGCCTGGAGGCTTGCCATGCTATCTACAGCCTTAAACGCTACCTCCAAAGCGGCTCTTTTTGGGTGAGGTTTGTTGTTCTGCTGGTGAATAGCGTTCTGCACCTCATTCGCAGAGGCAAACTCTGTACCGCCGATTCCCAGGGCCGCGAGGCTACGTCCGTGAGCAGATGTCTCTGCATTTTCGAGCGCCGAGGTTCCGTTTATCTGTGAAGTTTTGCGGTATTCCTCTGCGTGGCCGGTAGCCAGAATCCTTCCTGTTTCGTCTGCGATGATTGATTTCATAACTACGCAATCTGCGTCCCGAAACAATACTTCTGAAGTCAGCGACCAGTCAGGATGCGCCTCGCGGAACTTCTGCACCCGCAGGGCAACGGTTTGGTACTCCTTACCTCTTATGTTTACTACGCCAGTGTTTAAGCTCATTTGATCTCTCCCGTGCCAGTTTGATTGCTGTTGTCAGGTTGTGTCCCGACCTCATGTAAAAGCAGATCATCCGCAAGAAGTTCCTCACGCTCTCGCTCCTCTAGTTGTATTGCATAGTGAAGGTATTGCAGGTCTTCCATGAATTGCTCCTTTTTAGTCCGGTCTGGAGTAATCGACCGTGAGAGAACTATAACAGTCCTTTTGGGGCAATGTCAAACAATATCGGTCAAACTTTCTTAACCTTTTAACAGTCATGGCTAAACTTTTGTTTTGTAATGGTTGTGTGCTAGGGTTCGCGGCGTGAAGATAACTCGCGCCAATTGCGTGGCTGCTTATGAGTTTCTTAGCAGTCTTGCGCCCATAAAGACCTGGAAACTCCCGCCCAGTCAGGAGATTGAGTTTCGCGTCTGCAAGTGGGACAAGTTTTTCGGCGAATACGACGAGAGAGGAATCATCACTATCAGCAGCGCAAAGCACGGCCACCTAGACACGCTTCTCAGGACTATGGCCCATGAAATGATCCACCAAAAACTTCACCTCAGCGGCTATCCAAATTGGGAGCAGCACGACCAGGCTTTCCTAGACCTGGCCCATCAGGTAGGCATAGAGCTAGGTTTTGATCCAAAGGAGTTGTAATGGCACACGCAAAAGTATCTGAAGAAGAATTTATACGTTTGTTTAAGGAGCTAGGTTCTCCGGCCAAGGTTGCCAAAATACTTGGTCTTAGCGAAAAAACCGTATACACCCGCAGGAATCGGCTAGAAAAAATTCACGGTATCTCGCTAGACTCTTTTGCAGCCAAACAAAACCGCGACGAGACCGTCCTTATCCGGCGCAACGAAATTCGCTACGAGGCACTGGGCCAAACAATCATAGTCGCCAGTGACTGTCACTACTGGCCTGGTGAGGCAACAGTCGCACACAAGGCGTTTATACGGCTCTGTAAGCAGCTTAAACCCGCGGCGATAGTCCTAAACGGGGATGTGTTTGACGGGGCCAGAGTAAGCCGTCACGATCCTCTGTACCGCAATGAAACCCCAACAGTTAGACAGGAGCTTGAGGTCTGCCAAGAACGCCTGGGCGAGATAGAAAAGGCATCGCACAACAGTAAGCTGTTCTGGTTGTATGGCAACCACGACACGCGGTTATGGAGGTACATGAAGATAAATGCCCCAGAGGTCGAAGGGGCTTTTGGCGCTGATCTATTCGACTACTTCCCCGGATGGCATTGCGGATACGTTATGAAAGTCAACGACTCCACAATCATCAAGCATCGCTGGCATAACGGGATTCACGCAGCTCATAACAATGCGCTGAAGTCTTATACCAAAACGCACAAAGGCAGCGCGGCTTTTGTTACCGGCCACCTGCACAAACTACAGGTAACGCCCTGGCGAGGTCTGGCAGGGGTTTGCTGGGGCGTAGATACGGGAACGCTTGCTGACCCGTTAGGCGAGCAGTTTGCCTACCTAGAGGGCAATCCGACACCTTGGGCCAGTGGGTTTGCGGTGTTGACGTTCGACAAGGAAGGGATGCTGCTTCCCCCAGAGCTTTGCGAGGTGATAAACGGAATCGCATATTTCCGAGGCAAGCCGGTGTGACAGTGACACTTGCGACTTTTGCGACAGATAAGAAGTGTCGCAACTGTCGCGCCTAGTTCGCTGAGGTTGTCTCACAAAATCATCGTTTAGCGCTTATCGGTGATTGTCGCAACTGTCGCAACTTTCTATTTGGGGCGGTCTCACACAATCATCGTTTAGCGTTTATGAGTGATTTGAACTTTTCTGAAATAGGTGTATCATAACAATGTCGGAAGTGACGATCCGGCATTTAGACAAGGGTAAGAACCTCTAAGTGAGGCTTGTAATGCACACCATCCTTGTCTGGGTGCTGGCCTGTCAAGCCCAAGTCTCACTTAGGGGTTTTTTCATTTCTGGCCGTACTCCGCACGTTAGCAAGGGCCTGCATCGGCTGCGCGGAAGGAAAGACACCTAGCGTTTACACCCGCGTTTAGGTCTCAGCCTGTCAGAGAGGGACTGAGGTAGTCTACAGGGCCAGGGGTGACTATGACCAACCTGTAGACGAATGAATCTCTGCGTTATGCGGTATCTAGTCTGTAGCTTGTAGTCTTAGTTGCAGATGGGATGGGAAGATAGTATGGGCTATCACCCTTGGGGGAGTTATGTCTAAATGATAGTAAACATCTCAGATTCAGAAGTAGCAGTCGCAACAATGCTGGCAATAGCAAGAAGGTCTGCGGCAAGAGGGAATGGAGTACAAGACAGGCAGGTGGGGAAACAAGATGCGTTTGAGATAGAAATAGATGGTTTGTTAGCCGAAATTGCGTTTGCTAAACAATTTAATTACTACCCAGATTTTACAGTTGGCCCAAGAAGCGGTGGCGAAGACTTTAGGTTGCGGGATGGCAAAACGGTAGATATAAAAGCCACAAGACACAAAAATGGTCGCCTTTTAGCAACACGCAAAAAAAAACCTCACCTTGCGACTTGTACGTCTTAGCAATAATAGAAACAATACGGACTGTTAATTTGGTTGGTTACATTTCTTGCGATAGACTGTTTCAAGAACACAACCTCATAAATCTTGGTCACGGGACGGGTTACGGTGTATCGCAGGAGTTTCTTAAAAAGTTTTAAGGAGAGAGAAATGGAAGAATTCGAGATGTTCTGGAAGCAGTACCCAAGGAAAGTAGCAAAAGCAGAAGCCCGCAAAGCCTGGAACCAAACGCAGGCGATCAGACCTGACTTGCAAACAATCCTAAAAGCAGTAAAGGCTGCAAGCCATACCGAGCAGTGGATGCGCGGCAACGGTCAGTTTATCCCCCATGCGGCAACCTGGCTAAGAGGGGAACGCTGGGAAGATGAGCATACGGTAGACCTGCCAGATGTTGTAAACGAAAAGCCTTGGCACGAATCCTCTACAGGCATAGAGAAAAAAGGTGCGGAACTAGGGATATATCCAGTTCAGTTTGACACTTGGCCTCAGTTCAAACAGGCAGTTATGCACAGGGTGATGAGGGCAGCATGAATCCATTTCTAATCACTGAGCCTACTGTCATCAGTTTCTCTGGTGGCCGCACTTCTGCCTATATGCTCTGGCGGGTCTTGGAAGCTAACCAAGGGCTACCATCAGAGGCCATTGTCTGCTTTGCCAACACGGGTAAAGAGGAAGAAGCCACCCTAAAGTTTGTAGATCGTTGCAGTCGTGAGTGGAATGTCCCTATTGTGTGGCTTGAATATGAGTGGAAAGAAGATTCCAAGAACCGTTATCGGGTAGTCACTTTTGAGACTGCCAGTCGTAATGGTGAGCCGTTTGAAGCTGCCATAAGAAGTCGTAGGTATCTTCCAAATCCTGTAGCTAGGTATTGCACAAGCCTGCTAAAAATCAGGCCATTTGCGCAATATCTGGCTAGCAAACACGATGAATGGATTCAGATGGTTGGGATTAGGGCTGACGAACAGCGCAGGGTGGTTAAGATTCGATCCCATCCGAAAGAGGATGGCTTTGAAAGAGTGATGCCCCTGGCCGAAGCTGGTGTTACTAAAAAGGATGTTGGTGAGTTTTGGGCAAACAATTCGTTTGACTTGGAACTGCCGAACATGAACGGCGTCACGATGCACGGGAACTGCGATCTCTGCTACCTGAAGGGAACCTCTCAGATCTTGAGTCTAATCCAAGAAAAACCAGAACGAGCTATTTGGTGGGCAAAAATGGAGAACATGGTGACCGAGATGGTGGACAAGCAATCGGGCGCATTCTTCCGATCAGACCGCCCCTCATACGCTCAGATGGCCAAGTTTGCCAAAGACCAACAAAACCTTTTTTCCGACGAAACAATACCCTGCTATTGCGGAGATTAAATGGAGACTGTTGCATCTTCCCAGGACATGGTTAACCTTGGCAACATCTTAGACTCTTTGCGGGTGGCCGCATGATCTACACCAGACAGATGATGAAACCTGGCGAAAGTTTTATCCTCATCAGAACTGGCGAGGTCTACACAGTTGCGCCACTTGGCGGTCTTGTTTTCAACGAGGGCAGGAAAAAGTGGACTAACTTGCATCCGAACTGCCATGTTCAGCCAATCACAAAAAAGAGGGCAGCGTGACTGAGACTGTTGCATCTTCCTGCAAAGACTGTTATAGTCGTACTAAAGGCTACCCCTGCATCTACGATGTAACGTGCCAGGTGTGTCGGGAAGCCTTACTGCTGGCCCAGCCTTGCAAGATTATCCGCAAGGACATGGCAGAGAGTTTGGAGAAGCGGTGGGGGCCAGTAGGGGATTGGAAGCGGGAGCCGCACTGCGGTTGTGATAAACAATGTCAACTACTACAAAACAAGAGGGAAGCAGATGAGAATCTTAAACGTAAAGCAGCACAAGGTCTTTCTCGAAAATGAGGACGAGGTTCGGTTCGTCGCGTATTTGGGGAGTAACAGAGTAACTAACCCTGACACGCTAAAGTTTTTGGATAGGGCAATCCGCGAGCAGCTCCGGCAAGAGCAAGAAGCAGCAGAGCAGGACTTATCCGACTTTTACGCGGAGTTGCGGTCATGAAACGCTGCCCACACTGCGGAGAATCTTTGCTCTCCACTAGAGAACGTCTACCTGCGCGGTTAAGCGAACTGCAAAGCAAGATACTGGCTTACTGCCGCAAACCTCGGAAGTCCACAGAGATTGCGGAGTATATCGGTTCTAGTATGTCGGGAACCTACAAAAGCCTGCGGTTGCTACAGAGGCTTAACCAGATAGAAAAGATTCAGCCAGAGGTGTCTCGCGGTCATAACTACGATGTCAAGTTTGTCGCTACGGGCAGACCGCTCGCGCTGGATGCGGAATATATGTCGTTCACTGACAGACCGATGGTGATGGGAGTGCGGCTATGAGCATAGAGGCAATGAAGCAAGCATTGGAGGCGTTGAAGAATTATGTGAATGTCGTTACTTCTTCAAACGACCCTAAAGATTTTGGTGGAGTCGTGGACGGTGGCGAACCAGCACGACAAGCCATTACCGCACTGCGCCAAGCCATAGTAAAGGCAGAGAAGCCTTGGGTTAAGACCTACGCAGGCGGCAAGCCTAACTACACAACACCTATACACGCCAGCGACATGTCCGAAAAATGTGTAGATGAAACGGCAAAACGTGAACATGAGCCTGTGGCATGGCATGAGCCAGGAGCTTACGGGAATGTCACCACCCATAAAGACTGGGCATTGGCGAATGGATGGGAACCACTTTACAAGTAGAAAAACAATGCAGCCTAAATTTATGCCAGTTTTAGAAATGTGCATAGAGAACGGGATCAAGCTGGGCCTGTCTCGCGCACATAAGCACGATGACGAACCATCTGCAAAACAGATAGAGGAAGAAATCTTGCGGTGTATCACAAACGAAATCTACGAGTGGTTCGATGTACCGCAATAAAACCTTCCTAAAGGCTGTCGCATCTCTACCATGCCAGCATTGCGGCCTAGAAGGCTCTACACAGGCTTCCCACGCTAATTGGGTATGGTCGGGTAAGGGAATGGGGATAAAGGCACACGACTGCTTTACGG